AGGACTAGAACAGGAGCCACAGTCACATCATTATTCAGCCAGACATATAAATTATCAGTAGATGTAGTCGCAGGATCACCAGGTGTCAGTATCAGAGTATTGCCGTAAGTATCCATTGACCAAATTCTCGGATAAGTGCCAGGTGCTGCAAATGCACCTTGTGCCCCAAAATTACCTGCGCCAAAGTTACCTCCACCAAATCCAAATCCTTCTGATTGATCAACAAGTCCTGCAGCAATCTGTCCTTGAATAGTAGTAGAAGCACCACCTCCGGCTGAAACCAAAGAGGAAGCAATAATATTGGTCTGAATAACAAAGGTATTATTATCGACAATATTAGTAACATAATTCTCTTTATTGATACTGGCAGCTAAGATATTTCCGACATCGCTAGCCGCTAGAATCTTAATTCTATCGCCCTTAGTATATCCATGATTCGTATAGTTAACGTATAAATAACTGGTCGCCCACTGGAAATTTAAAGTAGCAGTTCCAGAAGAAGTAGCATTAGTGCCAGTATTAATCTGTATTTGGTTATTAATTACATTAACCTGAAAAGTATTATTAAAACTAGCAGCAGGTATGCCGTTTACAGTGTTAGATGCACTACCAATTTGTATGGAATCACCACTATTTAAGTAATTAAATAGGCTAATTGTAACAATCGGGCTACCAATCGTAGTTGTTACAGCATAAGTTCCGGTGACATATTCAGTAGTAAAAGCGTTAGCGATGGTCGTAGTCGAGGTCACTAGCGGGGTAATATTATAAAAAGTATTATTTATTACTGCATAAAGTCTAGTATTAGTACCAATTATCGAAATTGGATTACCAGCAGCATTAGTATAAGAGAAAATATTACGCGCAGCACCTTTAATGGTTTGGAAATTAGTCGAAAATAATCTATTCCAACCTTTAAGTTTACGCAAACGACCATTTTGAAAGCGTATTTTATCGGTATTGGTAAAATATAAAGTATCCAGCTCGGTTGAATCTTCCAATGGCATTACGCCCGAAACAATAGGTACGACAGCTTTTTTACCGAGTATAGTCATTTAAATACCAAATTCAGTGATTATACAAATACCATTTGCTCCGATTCCTCCGGTGTATGCAAGTAAGCCATTAAGCAAAGCTGCACCACTTCCACCAGCACCTGGAGTTACTGCATTATTGCCATTAACATTACCAACAGCTGAAGCCGCACCGGCGCCAATAGCGCTAGCTCCGCCACAACCAGAACAATTACTATCCACACCCATGGAAACACCAGCGCCACCTGCTACACCTTGAGTGTTAAGCATATTACCACCAATTGCAGTAGAATTGCCGGCGCTAAATATTACAGCATTACCACCATTGCGACCGCCATTTTGTCCCAGTCCTCCGGTTCCGCCATTTGCTGTCATCGATATTCCACCACTGCCAAATAAAGATGCAGTTCCCGCCACTCCATTGGTGGCATTACCACCTGAAGAACTTCCCCCAATTCCACCGGTGCCAATTGAGCCAGTTTGATTAGCGCCAATTTGTGCTACTGTATATAATGATTTAGCATAAGCTCCTGCTCCACCGCCTTGCGCTGCTATCGCACCAGCTGTAGGCATGCCTTGTACGCCGCCGCCACCACCACCAGCACCGATTAATTCAACAATGCAGTATGTCATGCCAGCCGAAGGAGTATAGGTAAAAGCCCCCACATTCGAAAATACTTGCTTAGCCAAAAAGCCAGCAGCAGTAATAAATGTATGTGATACAGGATTAATAGTACCGATGCTTACCCAAGTAGTGCCATCATAAACTTGCATAGGCCAAGTAGTACCAGCATTATTAATCCATAAAGTACCTGCTTGTGGAACCGGAGTAACTGGAGCCACACTACTTATATTACAGTTAGCAAGTCCTCTTAATATGCCATCTAGACTCGTAGTATTAGCATTGACATAAGTACCCCAAACATTGGCATCAACCGAGTTATTAGGAATAGGTAAAGAAAGGTTAAAATTCGTTGTATATGTTGGCATATTAGTAGCTCAATGTATTAATATTTTCACGTTGCGAATTGCGTAATTTAAGCACTGTTAACGCATCTTGATATTTCATTTGATTAGGGATCGCCAATTCCGGACTTTGTAATGAATCTCTATAGAATATTTCTTTTGCTTTATAGCGTGTGACGTCTTGGGTAAAATCGCCCATCCAGATGGAATTATCATTCGGATTTACTGGATAAGCATCGCGATAATAATAGTATAAATTCAGCAAATAAGTATCATTTTGCGCTTGAGGATATACCCATAATTGATTGCCATATAATGCCCAATTCCCAGGATTACAGGGAGTATTATAATTATATTGATATTGATAAGTCTGTAATGTGTAGAAGGTTATCTCTTTAAAACCAGTAGCTTCAGTAAATATAGTTATTCCAGTAGAAGGAACAGTACCAACTTGTAGTGTTACCATCAGCATGGAGATAAAATCCGCCGGCAGATTTACAGATTGGGTATTAGCAGGCAGAGTTAACTGGACATATTTCTGGTTAATAAATAGTTCCTGTATTTCGATTTCTTTTATGGCGCTTACAATTGCATTTTGCACCTGCGTATAAAATGACTGGTCCCGATAGGTTTCAGTCAAAATTTGCTGCGTCATTTGTTCAAAAGTAAGCGCCATAAAATCTACTCTATATTATATATTACCAACACAACGGTAAGTTACATACATCCACACATTATGAGTTGTAGATGCAGTAGCAACCGCATTAGTGATAGTCATAACTAGGTCAACGTTACCGTTAGTAATACCAGTACCAGCGGTATTTTCGTCATTGCCATAGAAATAACCCACACCTTTGGTATAAGCTCCGCTAACAACAGTTGGAGTAACATTACTGAAGTTATAGATCATAGCGTTAGCTACGTTAGTACCCATAACAGCACCAGTAATATAACGACCAACAGCATTACCATCAGCAAGGCTATCACCTACTGAGTAAGTACCAGTAGGAGCTGCGTTAGTATCTAATTGGTTAGAACGAACGAATACATCCAAAACTTCTACGCCTGAAGCAGGGATGAGTTGTGATGCAACTAGTGTATCACCATTTGCAAAACCAGTACCGCTCTGTACGAAATAAGCACCAACAGTAACTGTTTGGCCAGCGATAAATGGCGATTGCGGTTGTAGATTTGTTGCAGTAAATACTGTCATTTATAATTCTCCTATCTTAAGAAGTTTGTGCAACATAAGTTGGGCATACAATCACGCCATGGTCTACACCATTGAATTGTATTTTCTTAATACCCCATATAGCACTTATTGCTACACGTCTTGTTTGTGCGATATCGATTACATCTTCACGTATGATGAAACCAGGTACAACTTCTTTACCATCAGAGAAACCACGACCCATAGCAAGTACTGCAGCATCACGACCGCAGAATACAGCACGGCGAGTGTTAGCTAGAGTCAAGTTAGTACCAGAATCAACACCATTAGGTATCTTATCAGTTTTGAAGATTTCTGTTTGGCTATACACCATTGAACGAGCAATACCACCTTCTGTACGACCAGCAGCCACTAAGTTACCGAATATATCTCTATATTGGATTGGTGCGCTTGTATCGTTAATTAAAGATTGCCATTGACGTGTATGAACATACATATGGTATTTAATGCCGTCTTTTTCAGAAATAGGTCTGATATATGGACGGATGGTTTCAGCTTCTGCTTCTAATTCATCGATATAAGTAAATTTCATGGTAGCAGTAGTATCAGCATTAACTGTCTGATCATTAGCTGCGCCATTTGGATAGAATACACGAGTAGAAGAAGGAGCAAGTACTGGGTTCATACCAGTTAAAGTTAACTGTTGATTACCAGTATAAGTATAACCATCATAAGTAAATGATGTTGGGTTAAAGCCAGCCATTTGGTATAAAGCACTGACAACACCACGTTGTGCTAACCAGTCCATAGATACTTTATATGTATCTTCAGGAATATCATAGAGCACTCTTTGTTGTGATATAGTCATAGTATTAGGTATCGCAATTGGATATCTAAGTTGGTTTATCACTACATCTTCAGTGAAATATGTTAATGCGTTTTCTTGACCAGTAGCAGCTTGATCACCTATTAAACCAGGGCCAGTTTGTCTTTGTAAGAAAGATATTCTTACTTGATCACCAGCAGAATTTTGGGTTTTTTCTTGTTTAGAAACTACTCCTGCTTCCATCATAGCAGCAAGTAATCCTGTATCTGTCACGAAGTCACGATAGATACGATTTGACCACAGTTTTACTGTTTGTAGGTCGGACGTAGCAAATTGGGTATATGCCATAGCAAACCACTCCTAAAAATTGGATTAATGAAAATCCCTCATTTCAGCGTGTCGTTTACCGTGGCGACTCACGAACCTTTTTTCCGAGATGGCTATTCAACTCGAGCATTTTAACGAGTGCCAAGCTCATGCAAGTTTACCGTGTTTGCGCACGAAAGAGCAATTAACGCTTGCTCAGCTAGAGGTTTAGTTAAATTTATCTTACTATCTTAGCGTTTATCACGCTTTATCGCAATATTTATATATTTAGAACAGAAATTGAAACGCAAATTGAAACGCCAATATCATAGTGTTCTAATTGTTTTAATTTAGTGCGCTAACCCCCCCTTAAAATTATACCAGGTTAACGCACTTGATTTTCTAATTTTGGGAAAATGGGAGGATTTTGGGAAGATAAATATACCGAAGTATATACCGATCTTATACTTAGCTTATACTTAGCTTATACTTAGCTTATACTTAGGATAAAGTTAGGATAAAGTTAGGAGGAAGTTGGGCAATAAAAAAGCCCCGCATGAAGCGAGGCTTTTCTACAACAATAACAATAGGACTTTATGTACAAAAAATTACAAGCGTTTTTACGTCATAACCCTTAACAATAAGCAGTTTATTTTACCTACCTTCTCGTACTTTCGCAAGTATTTTGTGAAACTCATTAGGATTTACTCCACGACCATTGCTATTCATTAGTCTTTGGAATCCTTCGAAGTTAGTATACTGGGCTGCTTCGGGGGCAAAAGTTGTTGTAATTTCCGGTACGTCATTAAGTATTGTTTCCGATTTCTTAATATTCTTTTCAATATTAGAGAGATTTGGTCCTGTTTTAGTAGCTTTTTGCGCATTGTAACCATAGTTCTTAGCTAAGTTATACATAATCTCAGGAACATCTTTACCAACTTCTAATGCTTTAGCAGCCAGTCCCATTATACGTTCACTAGTTATTTTTTCGGCTTCTTTACGATCTATTCCAGTCATAGTGTAGTTATTAATTTCAGTTTTCACTATATGATCGATAGCATCTTTATAATCAGGATGTTTAGCTACAAACTTCGACTCTTGTTGAGCATATAAATTCTGCGCCTGTATCTGTGATTGACTGTAACTAAAATTCTGGCTTTGCGTTTCGAGCCTTTTTTCCAACTCTCCTATCTTCTTCATATAAAGATTATGCGCATCCGCATCAATTGGCTCAACTTCCTGCTCTGGTGCTTGATTCTTAGCCTGTAATTGCTCGAGTGCCTTATTATATAGATTCAGTTCAGTTTCATATTTAATACGGTTTTCACGCTCATGCATTAACTCTTGTTCAATAGCTTTGCGTCTTTCAATCTCTTTATTAAGACGCTTTTTAGGAATTGGACCTTTGAATTGTTCTTCCTCTTCATCTTCCCAAGGAGATTTTTCGCTCTCAGCAGGAAGCTCTACTTCATGAGCAGCAGGTGCTTCTTCTAATTCTGGCTCAGGGGCTACTTCTTGTTCTGCTTGATCTTGGACTTTTTTCAAATCAGCATAGAATTCTTCTGGAGTATATTTTTGTGGCTTTGTAGTTTCTTGTAGCTGGATATCTGGTTTTAGCGTGGCATCATCAACTTGAATACCAGTTTCATTACTCATATCTACCTCTTTTGTGGAAAATTAATTATATTAACACTTTTATAATGATTATTGGTTAATTTTCTCTTAATATACAGAGGGTAGAACTCTTCTTTTAACTCTTTATCAAGAATTCCAACGATGCAGCATTGATGGTCAACAATGATATCAATGTCATCAATATAGCCTTTAAAGACGATACTATAACCTTCTAACTGTGGGGTTTGTAAGAATTCGCCTAAATCTGCTATCGCTTTATCTTTAAAGTTACTGAACTTAATACGTTTGCCTATGATGTTCATATGGCTTTCCTAACTCTTTCATATCCTTTAACACGTTACTAATATCTTTATCAGCAGAAGCTTTCTTCTTAAGTATATCAGCATCAATAATGGTATCTGCGTGCTCGAGTTCTTTTTGTTTTAAGAGCGTATCCATATTAATCTTCTCAGCTTCAGCTTTAGATTTTTGCGCTGATGCAGATTTAACCGCTATTTCTGCCTGCAATAATTCTTGCTGAATTGGATCTGGCCCTTGTGGCTGTTGTGGCTGCATTAACGTCCGAACTGCACCAAGTTGCTCAGCATCAAGCGGTGCATATTCCATCACAATCGGCATAATATCGACTGGATTTGGTTTACTAGCAAGCATACCAGCCAGCTCTAATAACTTCTCGAAAGTCTGCTGTCTTTGATCAGGAGTCATTGCTACATCTTCAATCACCACATCATAATCTTCAGCAAAATTGTCTTTCAACATCGGAATATATTGAGCATTACCAGCTTCAGTTATATGTCTAATCAGTCTACCTTCTGCGTTATCCATTAATACATTAAGTATATCGATGAATAATTTTCCTGAGCGTTTGGTGAATTCTTTAACCGCGTCAAAATAAGGAGCAAGAACCATTAAACCTTGGCGTACTAATTGAGAATTTAATTGTGCTGTCATCAGTTTAGAATCAGCCATGCCCATAAAATCAGGGGTAACTCCTACTACATCCATCATGGCACGATTAGCAAATTCCACCATTTGTAACAATCCATCAGGTATTGGAGGAGCTATTTTTGGCATAACTTTACCACCAGATATCGCACCAGGTGAAAAGATAGTAATTTGCGAAGCTTTTAAGTATGTATCTCTAAAGCCTTCTAGATTTGGAACCGCATCAGCTTCAATATTAACGCCACCTTTAGGGATGGTCTTTAAGAAGCCTTCATAATCGGATACGGCCTGGTTTAGGAGTCTCTGAGGTTCTTTTAATGATCTTACCAAGCCGTAATAACATTGTCTGATTTCGTCATATTTACCAGTCATGCATTGAATAGAAAAGCCACTTTGCGAGTAGTTTTCCGCTTTATTGATTACCTTATAACCAACAATATCAGCTTTATAATATTTAAATTTCTTTTGTTTAGTGGACTTAATATCGTTATACCCAAGCATAGCAAATAATTGCTTAACATCCGCGAGATCTTCCTTATCTATTGGAATGATGCTGTCATAATAGGGATTACATTTATATTTTTCTTTTAAGACTTTAGCAAGTTCGATAACTCTTTGTACTTCAGGATCTTCTGGATCGCCTTCAAAACCTTTAAGAGGATTTTCTACTCGGTAATAAACAACCTTATCACGCCATTGGTAATTATAGATAACGCCGAGTGATTTAGTCACCATTACGGTATCAAAGAAGTCTAAGAATCTAGCATCAACTGAACTGCCAAATTCAGCGTCAACTGCGTCACGCTCATCTGGTGACATGCCTTTCATATATTCAGCTAGCTGATCACGATCAACAATCTTAGCCCGACAAATCCAATTAGCCTCTTCCATATTCTTATTACGAGTAGTTACATCCCATAACATAAAATAAGGAAATATACGCTCACATTTAGCTTCACCATTAGGATTATTACTGTAATCAACATTAACATCTAAGAAGCCAAGCCCTGATATTAATACATCAGTAAAAGCCAGTGACTTCATTATGTTATAGCGAGAAGTATCCTCTATCCATTTAATACCATCATTAGCAAGATCAGCATAACCTTGCTCTTCACTAGATAGAATACGTGGTACTACTTTCACTTCAGAGCGATTTTGGATTTCAAAACCAGCAACAGCATCAATAATTGTCTGGGTACGGTTGATAGTACGAGTGGGCATATTGTTAGCAATCTGACGAGAGTAATCCTCTTGTAACCATTGTGAGCCTTCGTAAAGCCCATAATTATCACGCACCTCATTCGCTCGCCAAAATTGAGTGACTAACAAGTTCGATTGTATACCTTCATGAGCTCTCTTTATAATCTCTTCATCTGATAACATATATGCCCAACATAATTAATTGTTACAACTAACGATTGTAACAATTATCACGTTAACACTCAAGATACAATTAGCCAAACCAACGATCATACAAATCTTCAAAGAAATTCATAACTCCGCCAAAACAATCACAAGTCACTGGCTCATTATCTGAATCTTGCATGAAATGATCAACGTCTTTAACTAATTCATCTAAATCAGGGGATTTTATCTTTATATCGATATGCATGTTACGCCCTCCTATTTGGTTGGACATACCACTATACTATCATATATCGTATAATATGTAAATAATTTAATGTTTTCTTTTTTCGATCAATTTTAATGCTATTTCTTTAACTGAAGGCTGTTTAAAATGTCTTTCTTTAAATGCCGCAAATTCTTTGGTTCTTGCAGGTTTAAGATCAATAACTGTTCCATCCGATTTTAAATAATAAGTAGGAAAAGCATCTTTGGCTATATGAGGCAGTTCTATTTCAGATGCAACAAATGTTGAGCCATTATTGTCTTGTTTCCAAGCAAAGCCATATTTAAAAGTGAAATTATCAGGATCAGGAATCATAAATATCCTAGGTTCTTCACGAAAATCTCCTTCCCACCATAAATGCTTTTTGGATATTGCTAAGCATTTTTCAAGAGTATGAATTAATCCTTCAATAGTTACCCCATTGTTAATTTCATCGCTAATGAATTTTCCATCACACCATTGACTCTTCTTAGCCATTTTTGCTATCATTTCATTCAATGTAAGCAAATTTTCCCATTCCCAATCAATTATTCCGCAATTATAAAAATACATAATTTTCCTTTTATTTTATATCTCAACATCTATTTCATATATATACATACATCTTAAGCAAACAGGCAAGATCTCATACTTAGAAGTGATCAACTTGCTATTACAATGCACACATGAAGTTTCAATATCTTCACTATCTTCCATAATTTATTGATATTGCTTAATCAAATTACAGTCATAAGTTGTGCCATTATCATCGGTATAGACTGTCAGTATATCCACTGCACCAGCTGGTGTTGATAATATATTTGATGTACCTGATGGAAACTTAAATGAAGCAGGCCAGGCCATGGTTCTACTTCCTGTTCCATCTTGGACAAATTTAATTGTCATAGATCCGGCATAAGCACCAGCATTAGGAAAATTAGTAACAGATAAAGTGCTATTAGCATTGAGGGTATATTTCTGGCAGTTGCCGTTATTATAATCAGCAGTAATAGCGCCGCCAGTAGTTCCATTATCAAAGAACACCTCCTTATATCTCTTAATCGATGCACGATCAAATAAGAAATAAGCCATATCAATATTGCCTACTGCTGTACCAGATAACGCTGGAGCTGGAGCAGTTAAAGCATGGAAATTAGTTCCATCACAATATACTAGACCAACAGTAGCTTGCGGAATTATTACCGCTACGCCACCAGAAGTATTAATTGTTACGTTATGAGCGCCAGTAGTATTATTGGCTATCATATAGATCTTTGTCACACTTGGTGCAACTATATTGATATCAGAAGCAAGCACACCTGTTACATTAAGTATAGCAGATCTTGCTTGATCAGCACTACCACTATTAGAAGTTAGCGTAGTAGTTCCGCCTACAGAGTTGATAGTAGTCATACCAGCAATAGCAAAGTCAGCCAGATCAATTAGGCCACTATTTACGAGTGTTCCCCAATTATCTACGTTATCACCAGTCCCTTGCTCTAAGAACCGTAAATTAGTGCTATATGTACTACTCATATCTTCCCCCTAGACATTCTTATAAAAGCTATAATAATCTACTGTATTGTCGCCAGGCCATATCAAACTAGGCGCATCAATTAACCTACTCATAGCATCTAGCATATCATCATGCAGGCCTACTGGAAATGGTAAATATTCTTCATGAATAAACTCTTCCATAATATCAGTAGGTAAACCCTCATAATCCGTCTTAATTAATTGCTCAGGAAACCACATTCTCCCATCAGCAAAATAAGGTATGAGTCTACGAATACGATCTTCCTTATTTAATGTTCCCGCCACCTCATTGATTACAAACCGGTAATTCCTATCATCCATAGCCTTACGCATTACATCAGCATCCACCATCATCCCATACTTTTCATATAATACATATTTAGGACGCCATTTGGCATGCAGCGCAAATAAAGTCTCTTCTCGCTCACGGATATTAAGCTTATCTCTTACTACATCCAGCACATAGATATTCTTATCTGCTCCCAGCCCCAGTACTATCATACAAGTATAATCGGACTCTTTGCGTTTACTATTAGCTGGATCCACCATGATGTAATTGTTAAATTCCTTACCAGATAATTTACCTTTATAAAAATTAATCCACTCTTTCTTAAATTCTCCACCACCGATAGGATTAGGTGATTGCTGATATTGTCCACTAAAGTTATATTCTCCGACTTGACGCCGCTCACTCTTTATCCATTCAGTCGGCCATAGCTTTTCACTTAAGTTATCACCTACTTTACGTTCAACACGCACTTTACCACGAGAAAGCACTTCGTCTTTTTCAGCTAATAACGGTATATTTAGATGTTCCCAACCACCTTTTTCCAGTAAATAACCTGTTAAGTCATTCATATGTAGTCTTTGCATAACCAAAATGATCACGCCAGTCGACTTATTATTAAGACGTGAGGGCACAGAAGAATCGAACCAATCGTTAACGCTTTCTCTTACTGCTCTACTTCCAGCCTCCTTAGCATTAAGTGGGTCATCGATAATAATATAATTCCCACCTTCTCCGATAATGGTAGAAGTAGTAGAAGCCGCATATCTTTGTCCACGCTCAGTAGTAATTAGCTTATGGTTATTCTCTTTAAATAAACGAGTTCCTGGAAATAAATCCCGGTACCAATCGGTATTCATTACCGCTCTTGTATCGTTGGATAACTTCTCAGCCAGTGCATGGGAACAGCTAGCGCCAATTATTTCCTCCGCAGGATTATGACCTAAGAGCCATGCAGAAAAAGCAATAGAGATAGAAATAGACTTAAGGCTACGAGGCGGAACGTTAATGATGAGTCGCTTGATCTCTCCATTCTCACAAGCACGCAGATATTCAGCAATAAGATCAATATGCCAGTTATGCACGTAATCAGCATTAGGGGAGACAATGGAAAATACTCTTCGGATAAATTTGGAAAGATCTGTGCGGTAAATGGCTTTTAACCGCACATATTCTTGATCGGTAAGCTGCATAAGCTATTCAGCTAGTACACTCATAAAGTCATTATAAGCAGTCTTAGCTTCTTCTTCAGTAACATATTCAGCATAACAAGTTAGATCATTAGCAAATACGAAGCATACCCAGAATTTACCTTCTGAGCCTTCCTTCTTAGCATCACTAACATGCATAAACTTTACTTGCGCTGCATTAATTGCATGATAATCTTGTATATTTAAAAACTTAACCATTATTTACTTCCTTATCAGTAGGTTTTGATTCTTTATCAAAGAAGCTTTTATCGCTTAATTCGTGCATTACACGAGCGCAATTATTTCTCCATTGGTTTATATGAGCTTCAAAGTCTTGATGAATCTGGTCCATCAATGCTTTATAACGTTCCAATGTCATTTCTTCTGTTTTAGCTAAAGTTTTAGCAGTTTCAGTCAGCTTTTCTTTAATCTGTTCATAATTAATCATTAGTTTGTCCTTCAGTTAGCTTATTCTTAGCTTTTTCAATAGCTTCTTGTTCATATGATACCAGTATCGCTTTATCAGTATCAACAGTTTTAAATTTCTGTATTTCTATTGGCCCACCATCTTTACCCGTGGTTTCAATACGCTCTACATAGCCTTTATTACGTAGCTTTGTCTTACAGTAAAATAGTATTGCAGTAGGATTTTCATCGTTAATAAGTTTATAAAGTTTACTTTCGACAAAATCTCCTACATATTCTTGTGTAGCATCGCATAAAGTAGCAAATTCCGGATCATCTTTACGCCATTCATAATAAGTAGTGCGTCCCACCCCAGCTTTCTCACAAGCTTTAGTTACAAGTCCCATACATTCTCTAAGAATTTCAGGAAATTGTTTTTTTATATTGTTCAGCCTGTTCGTGGTCTTGCTCATCTATTTCCCACATAATTCGCATTTTAATTTATTTTCATCTACTTCTTCTTTTACTGGATTTGGAAAGCCATAATCTATTTGTGGTATTTCTAATCCCCAATCCATTAACTCTTCTGTATTAAAGTTATTAGCTAGCATATCGAAATCATATTCCCCAAATTGGATATTATCTCGAATATTTATACGCTCGAATTCTTTCTCTGTGAGGGATCTCGTAGATCTAAGTACCTCAATCTCATCAGCCTCTTTATATCCTGCTGCAAGGAGCGCACGTTTACGTGAATGACCACCGAGAATGCGGTTATTAAGATCAATAACAATACGATTACGATATCCATCTTCTTTTATACTCCTAACTAGCTTATCAAAATCCTTTTTCAGCATCTTACGGGGATTTTTGTCATACTCATGCAGATCAGCTATTCTTACTCGTGTAGTTTCCCAACTAATAGGCGTCATGATACATTTCCACTATACTATAATCCAGCGTGTAATCGATCAGATCCTTCATTAATTCCTTTATCAACATCCTACGTTGTCTTTCATCAGTTTCAGTAATTAAATCAGTGAATACAGTAGGTTTTTCTTCTAGGTAGAGTTTGTATATCTCTTCTATTAACGTTTCGCTGTTGGTACGTGATTTATCTAACGATTTGATTACGCTAGTTAATTTATCTTTGTTCATAATTCCTTAATGTTATCTACTATAATATAATAGCATGAATACACTAACTGAAACACAAATTTGTAAACAATTCGTTAAAATTGTTCGTGAATTACAATCATATAAGCAATTTAGCACAGATTTTATCTTACTCCATATTCCTAATGAATCAAAGCGCTCTCAATTTTATGGATCGATGTTGAAGGCAATGGGAATGCTCGCTGGTGCTCCTGACTATCTTGTATTATATACAGGCGGCTGGGCAGCTATTGAATTCAAACGTGATAAATCTAGTCCCCAGCAAAAAACCCAAAAGCAATTTCAGCATAGATGTAATGAATTAGGCCATAGATATCTCCTCACCTATAATATAGATGAAGCTATAGAATTTCTTCATAACCTATAAATTATTGTTGACGACAATATTATTGTTCTATATATTGTCTTTATAACAACAACAAAGAGGACATAAAATGGCTAAATTTATTAAAGACCCCAATTCATCAGCTATTCATTATATAAATATTGATTTGATTCATGAAGTATATTTATTCGAAGGAATTATAGACGATCAAGGATTGGGATGCGCAGAACTTTGGGAATTGCAAAGTTATGTTCCTGGAATAAAACCAGGGAATCATATTTATCATGTGGCTTTATTCCATGATTCTCATGAAGAAAGTTTAGAAAACCCAACTAGAATATGGTTTAAAACAAAAGAAGAAGCAGAAGAATTATTAAATAAAATAATAGGTCAGTAACTATGACAGAGAAAGAACAAGTAGCAATATTAATAGAGTTTATTGAGCGCAATATAATAAGTATGTCGCAGGAGATGAATACACTTATTGAAGCACTTAATGAATTAAGGAAGGTATGCGATGAAGCTCGAAAAGACTGATACAGAGATAATGGAACAGATTATAGCTGAAATAGAACGTAAAAATCCTGGGCATAAGCTCAGTGAAGATCAGAAACAGTTTTTCATTAGATTTGCAAATACATTAGGAAAGGCATTGGAAAACAAATGACTGAAGATGAAATACGTAAACAAATAGAATTTATGATATATGGCGGATTAATTAATACAGATACGGAATTAAGAATCGCAGATAGTATAAATTGTCAATTAACTGAAAATAAGAAGTTAATCATTATAGATACCAATGAATGCAATACTCTTAATTTAAAATACACTAAACAACAATTCGGTTGGATAATAAGGCAATTGCAAAAATTACATGAGAAGATGGATGAGTGAAGATAAATTCAATCAGTTGGCGCATAATATAATTAAAGAACTTCTAAAATGGAAAAAAGATGGAAGTGAAGATCTATGGGGATTTTTAGATAAAGTTAAAATTGATTTAGAAGAATATGAAATATTACAGGAAAAATCGCCTAATTTTTAGGTCCATTTTCCATAATGCAAATTATACGACTAATTTTATGTGAAGAATATATTAATAACATAACACATTTATAGGAGAAAGTAAAGTGATGAAAAAGAGAAATTCAAATAATTCTAATGAAGATAAGATATTACAAAGATTAAAAGATATATGTGATGTTGTAATAAGAATAGAAGAAGTAGAAAATACAAAAAAAGAAAAAGAAAAAGAAAATGAGCACTACTCTTTCTCATAATATTAGATGGTTTCAGGTTAATACAGTTGATAAATCAGTAATGATTAATTTCGATAAAATTCTTTATATAGAGAAATACAAATTGAATGATAAATATTACGCTAAAATATTTTTAAATGGTGGGCGATTTGTTGAAGCCGTCTATGACGAAGAAGAAGATAGAGATAATGATTTAGAAACATTAGATTAAAATAGCCGTGATGCGATTACTGGTCGCTTTATCACGGCTAAAGAAGCTAAAAGTCGTAAAAACACCGCAGTAGTTGAGATGATTAAAGCAGTCAAAACGAGAAAAAATACTGTGAGTGCTAAGAAAAAAACTAATTCATAGTTAGTTTTTACACGACTTATATTAGATTAATATACAATGAGTTTAACAGCAAACTAAATAAATAATGGACTATTCCAAGATCACCATTGAGCAAGTATTTTGTCACAAGGGCAGAACTTATAGAGGACTAAAGCTCAATAACATCCTCACTATCGCAGATATATTATCCTATTCGCAACTAGAGCTCTCAAAATTAGATCGTATAGGACCCATCAGTCTTCAGGAAATTAAAAACAGCCTTAAGAGCAACTTTGGTTTAAAACTTAAATAAGGAAAGCAATTATGCAAGAATATTTTACAGAAGAAGAAATAATGACTGGGAGTATATATTATACAATATATATGTATCTACAAATTGCTATAGAGCGTAATTTTAAAGGAACTATAGATCACCTCAATCATTTAAAACAAATAAAAAGTGAAGATCAATTTCATGAAGAACTGGAATTTTATAGTTATTATTTGACATCTAAGTTTTCAAATAAGAAATCCTTAAAAACAATAAAAGATACCCTTCCTCTCATTAAAGAAAAATTGCAACGAGCAAGAAAATTAATAGATAATCATGAGAATCCTACCGATTCTATTCCAGCAAAAGATTTATAGCCGATATTAGTAATAAACTCTCTTATCCCAGGTAAGTGGGCGGCCCATTCTCGGGCCGTTTCTTCTTTAAATGTTATATTTAGTTTCCCATTAATTAAATTCACTTCTTTTATTAAAAATAGAGAAGCAGATTTACTACGATGCATCTCAACAGAAGTTATCGCTTCTTTCAATTGTTGAACCAGATCAGAATTTACAACCCCAGGTTGAGTATCTGCGACTATCCTCTCATCCTGGTTGCCTTCTTTGTCTAACTTCCTAAGTTTTCCAGCCTTCCATTTTACAATATTCCAATCTTCTTTGTACGCCTTGATGATCATGTTTCGTATATC